CCGACATTCTACCATGTCGTTTATCGATCAACTCTTGTACCACCCACCATGGCACCACGGGTTCTTCCACCCGAATACTGGATTTTCCACCACACATAAACATAAAATATAATACAGAGAGACATGCATTGCTCAACAACACCCGCAAGGGGGTAACCAACCCACACCAATAGTGGCCACTGCTATCTCGGACACGTCCGGACCGTCAATGGGATGTTGTAGAGTGATAAAATTTTTATTTATTTTATTTGTTGTTATGTAATATGCAGTTACGCAGAAATTGTTAATTGTTGTAATTGTTGTAAGGAGCAGCGAATATTGTGGTTGTAGCGGCACCGGCACCACTGTTCCATGTTACGTTGATGTAAGCATTAGGCACCGTAACGGTGATTATGCTCGTACTCATCCACACAGTGGAACTGTTTGCGCTGGCGGTGGACATACTACAACCTGACGTTACAAATGTCGGCGTCCCAATAGTGGATACGGATAGGTAGTAGCTAACTAGGTAGACCCCAGGTCGGGAAAACAACCACTTGTAGGTGCCGATGGAGAAACCATCAAGACCTCCAGTCAACACAACCCCCGTGAAAGGTTGAGACTGATTGAAGCTAGCTACCGTCCCAGCCCCGTAATCTCCCGGACACTTAGCAGACTGTGGGATATGGAGCTCTATGTCGTATGTGACAAATAACTCACCCTTGACCGTGGAATCAGATGCATTACTGATAGCCGCGATAAAACGCCCTGCGTCATACGTCTTAAGATCGACGCCGCTAAGTGGCCCATTCCGAGTGAATAGGAGACCACTTGGTCGCACCTTTAAGCGTAGAGGCTCCCATACGGGCCCCTCCACAGCGTCGGCGATTTGGAACATGTCCACCTTGTTCGTAGGTACAGCATCAAGCACGTCATAGTCGACGGCCATAGTGATGCGTCCACGTTCGCTGGTGGCAGCAATATTTATAAATTCGTAGGTGAGCGAACGGATACGGTATTTCTCGTAGTTATTGGCTATCCCTCCAAGCCACGGAAAAGAACTCCCGAGGCCGGGGTTGATGGGATAACTGATGACTCCAAAGGTTGTGTCTCCGGAAATCTCACCCACATATTCACGATGTGATACGTTCACGACGCCATTAGTATTGCCAGCTCGATAACGTGGCTTATTGAGCACGACCTGTTGCCCTACGGCTACTGGAGCCATAGCAGGTGCAGGATTTGATCCAAAGGCGGATCGCACTTCCTGCTCAATTTGCCGTTTCGTTTTCATAGCAAGATTGGCATAATAACGGGTTTGTCTAATTATACTAAGAGCTTGTTTTGCAGTGGAAGCCACCGCTAATGCTGCCTGTGCAGCTTTCGGAAGTTGGTTGAGCGCAGTAGCGCCTCGATAAAGTGTTAGTGCCATAGATACTGGTTAGATATCTCGTCACCAGTGCTGGATGAATGCAGATTCATCACCAGGGCTATCGCCCCAGTTCAAAACCAATTGTCGGTAACGTTCCTCCAACGCCACCTGTTCATCCGGCGTATACTGCCATGCAGCATAGACGGCCCACCGCGCGTCACTGGTGATTGGTAGACGATGTGCAACAAGCCCATCCGCCATAAAAACCATGCCACTGTTGGCGAAGTAATGTTCATTCCTCTCAGATGGTATCCCATTACGCATAAATGCGGAATAGTATTCCTCCATGATAGGCACGCCACTACACAACGCCAACCCACACTCACCGACCTGGTAGAGCCAACGTCTCCAAGCCACCTCATTCTGAAAGTCGTAGATAGAACAGGCATCCTTAGAGATAGCGGTGGGGATGTTACGCACCATTCGATAGCGCCCATTGACGGGCAATGGATGACATTGGCAGAATTCTATTTCCTCCAACGCGTAAACCGGTTTCTCTAAGGTGATTCGGAACCCTAACGTCCCGAACCATTGCTCAATTGACTTTGTGAAAACATCTACATCTTCCTCCTCTAAAAATACAACACAATCATCTCCGTTGTTAGCTAATTGACCCTGGATACCGTGGGATTTGAAAAAGCTATGCAACATCGAACACATCACTAAACAATTGCCTAATGAAGTGTTGATGTCGCCAGAGAACCTTTTCCCTTTAACACGATATTTAAGGGATCCATCGTAACAATGCCCAGTACCAATATTATGCATTTGCCATAACAGTAGTTGTTTCAATCGGGGACACCTAAACGCTTCATTATAGAT